AAAAAAGACACAATCAGTTACTACGATTTTTCGTATAGTTTACTTAAAGACGGTGGAGTAAAATCCAAAATCATCAAGAAGTATCTTCCTCTCATCAATCAGCAAGTTAATCGCTACTTGCAAATGATGGACTTCTATATTAACTTTACTCTTGATGATGAGTTTAATGAAACCGTCCAGTCACCTATTCATGAAGATTTCTCTTATGCTTCCTTTAGTGAAGGAGAGAAAATGAGAATTGACCTTGCACTACTTTTCACTTGGAGAGAAGTTGCAAGAATGAAGAACTCCGTGAATACAAATCTTCTGATTATGGATGAGGTGTTTGACAGTTCACTTGACGGATTTGGGACGGAAGAGTTCTTAAAGATTATCCGTTATGTAATCAAAGACGCAAACATCTTTGTTATCTCTCACAAAACTGGTCTTGAGGACAGATTTGAAAGTGTCATAAAGTTTGAAAAAGTCAAAGGTTTTTCGCGTATGGTGGCCTGAACCACCAAAGAACAATGCAAGTCCCAAACTGGAAACACAACTCTGGGAAACCTCAGAAACGAAAACTTAAACCGCAAGCACTGCGCCAGGCAAAAGCACGACTCGCCCAGTTCAAAAAGCGTCACATGGGTCGCCCGAAAGGCGACCTTTCGTTTTATAGTGGTTCTATACGAAACGAATCCAATGCCTGTTCGTCACGAAATCAAATCCCAACTTGCCAAATTGCTTGCCACTGAGGATCTTGTGGTTGAGCATAAGAAAGTTGCTACTGCCTGCTTCAATGTTCATACTCGCGTTCTGACACTTCCTCTCTGGGAGAAGGCAAGTGGTCTTGTGTATGACCTTCTGGTGGGTCATGAAGTGGGTCATGCTCTCTTCACTCCTGATGAGGATTGGACCGAAACTGTTAAGGTTCCTCAGCAGTTTGTGAATGTAGTTGAGGATGCTCGCATTGAGAAACTGATGAAGCGCAAGTATGCTGGACTTGCTAAGACATTCTTTAATGGTTATAAAGAACTCAATGAAGACAATTTTTTTCAGATTGCCGATGAAGAGGTAGATTCTTTCAATCTTGCTGATCGAGTTAATCTTTACTATAAGATTGGACACTTTATCACCCTTGACTTTAAACCTGAGGAACAAGAAATTGTAAATCTGATCGGTGCTTGTGAAAGTTTTGCGGATACTTTGATTGCTGCCAAAGAACTTTATAAGTATTGTAAGAAAGAAAAAGAACAGCAGCAAAAGGTTGCTGACTTTGATTCTCACGAAACTCAAGGAAATTCGCATTCCTCTTCAAGTGAATCTGTAGAAACTAATGACTCCTCTTTCGAACAGGAAAGTGAGAGTGATAACTCCCAGGAACAACCTGGTGAAACCGACTCTTATGGTGGTACGGCTCAGGGTAATGAAACTCCTGTAAAATCTTCTGATACTCAAGATGAACCTGAGATTCGCACTGCTGATTCTCTGGAAGATAAGATTCGTGATCTTGTTGGAAATGAAGATGGGTATGAGAACACTTATATTGAAATCCCTCAAGTAAATCTTGATACTGTGATTGCTAAAAACTCTGAGGTTCATAAAGATATTAATGACTCTTTTGCTCACCAGCAGAAGATTCACAATAACCATGCAGAACAAGAAGGATATCCTCCAGTAAATCTATACAAAGAAACTGACCTTGAGTTTAAGAAGTTCAAGACATCTGCTCAGAAAGAAGTCAACTATCTGGTAAAAGAGTTTGAGTGTCGCAAGGCAGCCGATCAGTATGCTCGCGCATCAACTGCTCGCACTGGTGTTCTTGATACCACTCGTCTCCATACCTTCAAATATAATGAAGACCTCTTTAAGAAAGTTTCTGTGATTCCTGATGGTAAGAATCATGGTTTGGTATTTGTGTTGGACTGGAGTGGTTCTATGTGTGACGTGATGCTTGATACTTGTAAACAACTCTTCAATCTGGTGTGGTTCTGTAAGAAAGTTTCCATTCCTTTTGAGGTTTATGCTTTTACAAATGAGTGGCGTCGTGGTGAGTATGATTATGAGAATGATCGTTATCTTGCTGCAGATCGCACACCTCATTATCAAAAGAAAGATGGTCTTCTTGTAGTTGATGAAACTTTCTCCATGATGAACGTTCTTACCAGTAAAGTTTCTGGTAAGGAACTGGAACATCAAATGCTTAACATCTGGCGTCTTGCTTATTGTTTTGGTAGGACTTATCATTCCCTTTATACTTACTCTAATCGTATGTGTTTGTCAGGAACTCCTCTGAACGAAGCACTGATTACTCTTCATCAAATTCTTCCTAAGTTCCAGAAAGAGAACAAACTCCAAAAGGTTCAGTGTATTGTTCTAACTGATGGTGAAGCAAATCAACTTGTTCATCACAAAGAAGTTCAGCGCCGTTGGGAAAAAGAACCTTACATTGGAACTGGATATATTAATCCTATGAGCACTTTTATCCGCGACCGCAAACTGGGAACTACCTATCAAATCAAGTATGGATATCATGAGTTCACTGATACTCTTCTTCGTAATCTGAAAGATAAGTTTTCTAATACAAACTTTATCGGTATTCGGCAGTATGATAAAATTCAGAATGACTGGAAGAAATTGAAAAGCTTTACTATCACAAACTCTGGTTACGATGCTTACTTTGGTATGTCTGCCACTGCACTTTCACAAGATAGTGAGTTTGAAGTTGCTGATGATGCCACCAAATCTCAAATTAAATCTGCATTTGTAAAATCTCTTAAAACTAAAAAACTAAATAAGAAAGTTCTTGGTGAGTTTATTTCCTTGGTAGCATGAAACAAAAGTTTCCATTGGATCATGTAGTAAAATATGACACGCGAGAAGTATGGATTAAGTGCAATAGCAGCACAACTGCTATTGGTATTTCTGCATTAGTCAATAAATATTATCCTGGTTATACTGGACATATTGCCAGTGAGGAGTACCTAAAGGAACTAAAGAACCAGTTGGCGAACTGACCACTGGGGTTCCAAACGGGATCCTTTTTCGTCTATAATAACAGAGTTGAAACAAAGCAAACGAATGGCTCTCTCCTCTGACTACATCCGCACTTCTCTCCAGAACCTCTATGGCAATAGTGTGACTGGTGCTGATATTCGTGCCTGGTGTAATCTGAACGATGCTAACTATCAAACCGTAACTAAAAAACTTGATGAATTTAAAGTTGGCCGTGGTAAATGGAACCTTGAAGTGACACAACAAAAGGTAGAAGAAATCGAACGCACTTTCCAAGCACCTGCAGTGGTCCCTCCCATCGAACAAAATCTTATTCCTGAAAAAGATGATACCTTCGTCAAGTTTGGTAACTTTGCTGATGTTAAAAAGATTATTCAGTCCGGTCTTTTCTATCCTACGTTCATTACGGGTCTTTCGGGTAATGGTAAAACGTTCAGTGTTGAGCAAGCATGTGCTCAACTGAAGCGTGAACTGATTCGTGTAAACATTACAATTGAAACTGATGAGGATGACCTGATTGGTGGTTTCCGTCTCGTTGATGGTAATACTGCATGGCACAATGGTCCTGTAATTGAAGCACTTGAGCGAGGAGCAATTCTTCTCCTTGATGAAATTGATCTCGCATCTAACAAAATCCTCTGTCTTCAGTCCATTCTAGAAGGTAAGGGTGTATTTCTAAAGAAAATTGGTCGTTGGGTGAAACCTGTCGCCGGTTTCAATGTGATTGCCACGGCAAACACTAAAGGTAAGGGTTCTGATGATGGTCGCTTCATCGGCACCAATGTTCTCAACGAAGCGTTTCTAGAGCGTTTCCCTGTGACCTTTGAGCAGTCCTATCCCGCTCCCAGCACAGAACAGAAGATTCTGGAAGGTGTTGCTCTGGATCTTGGCGTGGAAGATCGTGATTTCTGCAAGCGCCTGGTGGACTGGGCAGACATCATCCGCAAGACCTTCTACGATGGTGGTATTGAGGAAATCATCAGCACCCGCCGTCTGGTTCATATCATTCGTGCTTATAGCATCTTTGGTGACAAGGCAAAAGCAATTCAAGTTTGCATCAATCGTTTTGATGACGAAACCAAGCAAGCATTCCTTGAACTTTATGACAAGGTTGATGCTGACTTCAAAATGCCTTCTGAAGAATCCGTTGACACATATCGTTCTGTTTGATATAATTGGGGAAGGTAAAAATGTGCCTTCCCTTTATTCTTTATTTTTGAAAAATTATGCCTTCTGAAAATTTTGAAAGCACTTACGAAAGTTCAATTCCAAAAACTAACAACTTCACATTTCTAGGAGGAGCAAGTTCTTCCGATACAATTTCTTTCGGAAATACTCATCTTCCTGGAGGAATGCAAGACTATTGGGATTATGATGGAATTAGTTTTACGGGAAATCCTCATGTTTCGCCTGATGTTTTTACAATGAACTCTTACAATATTAAAATGAACGAAGACACTAATAAAAATGGTTTCTGGAAGTACAACGAAGATAAAATCCTGAAACAACTTGAAGAGTACATTGCAAGTACTTATCGCCAGCATTATGTTGATCGTACTGGCGGTGGAAAAGAACAAACTCTTGATAAAATCAAACATAACCGCCGTGAAGGATTTTGTGCAGGTAACGTAACCAAATATATTGATCGTTACGATACCAAAGGAACTCCTCGTGCAGATCTTTTCAAGGTTCTTCATTACACGATTCTTCTGATCAATCATCTGAACCTTATTGAAAACAAGTGAAACTACAAAACAAAACTATGAAACTTTCTGATAATACTCTGACTATTCTCAAGAATTTTGCCAGCATCAACAATTCTATTCTTGTGAAGGAAGGAAATCGTCTTCGCACTATTTCTGTTGCCAAAAACATCCTGGCAGAAGCAGAGATTACTGAAGAGTTTCCCCGTGATTTTGCTGTTTATGATCTTAATCAGTTCCTGAATGGATTGAGTCTTCACCAAGATCCTGATCTTGATTTTACTGAACAATCGTATTTGAGCATCAAAGAAGGCAAGCGTAGGGTCAAATATTTTTATGCCGATCCTAATGTGATTATTTCTCCTCCAGAAAAGGAAATTCAACTTCCTTCAAAGGATGTTTGTTTCCAACTGGACAGTGCTTCTTTGGAAAAACTCGTCAAGGCAGCAGCAGTTTATCAACTTCCAGATCTCTCTGCTGTTGGTGAAAACGGTGTTATTAAACTTGTGGTTCGTGATAAAAAGAACGATACTTCTAACGAATACGCAATTATTGTGGGTGAAACTGAAGACGAGTTTACATTCAACTTCCGAGTTGAAAATATCAAGATCATCCCAGGTGCCTATGACGTTGTGGTTTCTTCTAAACTTTTGTCACAGTTCACGAATTCCAAGTACAATTTGAAGTATTATATTGCTCTGGAACCTGATTCTACATTCAATTAAATATCATTAAAATGATAAAAATAATAGATGATTTTTTATCTAAACCGTATTTCTCAGAAATAAAAGATAGAATAGAAAATCCTTCTTATGATTTTTCTTGGTACTATAAACCAGACATTACGGATTATGAATATGTTGAAGAAAATGATGAAAATCTAAAACTATCAAAGTTTGGATTTAATCATGTAATAATGATGATGGATAATATTACAGATCCAGAATATTATTTACTATTGACTGGATTTTATGGAAATCTTTTGGAGGAAACTGGTTGTAGCGAATTGATAAGATCTAGATTTGATATGACAACTTTTTCTCCATTTAAAGTGATGCACGCACCCCATACTGATCTAGATTATCCTCATGTAACTTCTATTTTTTATTTAACTGATTCTGATGCAGAAACTGTTATATACAATGAAAAATATGATGGTAATCCGTATCCAGAAAAATTGACTGTAAAAAAGAAAATACTACCAAAAGAGAATAGATTGCTTATATTTGATGGGTTATATTTTCATACTGGATATTCTCCTTCAAAATATAAAAGGAGAGTTTTGATTAACACTAATTTAAAATGAACATCTTTGTAACTTCTCCTTGGCCTGCTGAAAGTGCTCTTTGTCTTCCCGACAAACACGTTGTTAAGATGCCTCTAGAGTGCTGCCAAATGCTTTCTATTGTGGCATCTGATAAATGGGGACATGGGTACGGATCTTTGTACAAAACGGATAACACCCCTTACAAAACTGAAAAGGGTGCATTCCGCAATCATCCTTGTACCAAGTGGGCAACTGAAAGCATCCACAATGCTTATTGGTTGATTAAGCATGGTCTTAACTTGTGCGACGAGTACACTTTGAGGTATAATAAGGTACATTCTTGCTACAAGACTCTTGTGGATGCTTATTATCTTTTTCCCAAGGGGAAGATTACTGATGTGAGTCCATTTGCCCGTGCGATGCCAGATGAATATAAATTTGACACAAGCATTGACACTTTTACTGCTTACAAGATGTATATCGCATCCAAACCTTGGGTTGCATCTAATTATCTTCGTATGCCAGAACGAAAACCTGATTGGATTTAAATTATGACAAGTGAATTTCTTTACGTGGAAAAGTATCGTCCTCAAGTGATTGAGGACTGTATTCTTCCCGATGAAACTAAAAAAACCTTTAAGGAGTTTGTGGAGAAAGGTGAGATTCCAAATCTCCTTCTTGCCGGACCTCCTGGTATTGGTAAAACTACAATCGCAAAAGCATTATGTAATGAATTGGGGGCAGACTATTATGTCATCAACGGATCCGACGAAGGGCGTTTCCTGGATACTGTACGGAACCAAGCAAAGAACTTCGCTTCGACCGTCTCACTTACGGGATCTTCTAAACACAAAGTCATCATCA